CTCGACCGGAAGGTCTACCCATATGCGAGCGCAAGGTCCGACCATGACAACCGATAAGCCCCGACCATCCGAGAAAAAGTCCCGACCCATCCCAGCCGCTAAGGGTGGACCATCCGCAGCCGGAAGGGTGGACCAGATAATAGATAGTAGAGAAGAGATAAGAGAGAACGTCAAAGGCGTCAACGGCGCTACCGCGCCGTTACCCCCGCGTGCGCGTATGCGCGAGAACGCCGACGGCCCTGAAAGCCCGGAGGCCCCGCCGCATAAGGCTCGCAGCGAGTTCGCAAGCGTGCGTCGGTTCAACGCATCGGCGCAACGCGAGCATTTGCAAGGCGATTTGCTCGACGACGACGCCGGCAAACCCTTGTCGCACAAGGCGTGCGGCACCCATCCCGGCGCGGATGGTCCGACCATCTCGGACGATATGGTCCCCCCCATTGTCCCGCCGACGGCCGGGCGGAAGCCGCGCAAAGCCGCGCCGGATAAGGCGCACGGCCCGGACACCGGGCCGACCTGGGACGCGTACGCCGAGGCATTCGTCGCGCGCTACGGCGTTGAACCGGTTCGAAACGCGACCGTCAACGCGCAAATGATGCACTTCGTCGAACGCATCGGCGCGACCGAAGCGCCTGACGTAGCGCGGTTCTTCGTCGCTTCGTGTTCGAGCGCGTTCTATGTGAAACGCTGTCATGCCGTGGGCGTGCTCTTGACGGACGCCGAATCGTTGCATACGCAGTGGGCCACGCATCGCCCCGTGACCGCGACTGAAGCGTCGATGGCCGACCGTACGGCGACCAACGCGAACGCGTTCGGCCCACTCATCGCCGAGGCGCGCGAGCGCGAACGTAGCGAGGGCAAGCATGGCGACTAGCCGCGTTCTCGAAGCTATCGCCGTGACGGCCGAACTGTGCGGACGTGTGTTCTCGCCGAGCGCGGCGCGGCAATTCGCGGCCGACCTTTCGGCGTATCCCGAATCGCAGGTGCTCGGCGCGCTTGAGCGTTGCCGGCTTGAAGTAAAGGGTGTGCTTACGCTCGCCGACGTGATTTCGCGGCTCGACGACGGCCGGCCCGGTCCCGATGAGGCGTGGGCGATGATGCCGCGCGACGAGTCGCAATCGGTCGTTTGGACGGATGAAATGGCTGTCGCATATGGGCTTGCGCTGCCCTTGCTCGCGATGGGCGATGTGGTCGCGGCGCGCGTTGCATTCCGCGAGTGCTACACGCGCGTCGTCACGCTCGCGCGGTGCGAGCGGCGCCCCGCCCTATGGCGCCTATCGCCCGGCCGGGATCCGGCGAGCCGTGCGGCAGCAATTACCGATGCCGTCGAAAAAGGCCGTCTGACGCGCGAGCATGCAATGGCGCTGTTGCCGGACGTCGCCAATACGCAAGCCGACGCGCTCTTGCTTGAGCAGATCGGCCTAAAGCTCAAACTTATCGGAGGGCCGAAAGATGGTCGCGACCATCGTTAGCTTCATCGTGCCGGGCATGCCGGTAGGCAAAGGCCGGCATCGCTCGCGCATCGCGCTCGACAGGCAAGACCGAGAGTACATCGCGACGTATCCCGATCGCAAAACGTCCAGGTACGAAAAGAACGTCGCCATCGAGGCGAAGATCGCAATGCGTGGGCGCGCGCCCGTCAGCGGAGCGATTTGCCTCGTCGTGCGAGCCTACTACCCGATTCCGTCTTCTTGGCCGCAGTGGCGCAAGCGTGAGGCGCGCATCGGCATCATTGCGCCCGAAGTCAAACCCGATTGGGACAATATCGGCAAAGCTTGCAGCGATGCGATGAATGGCGTTGTCTACCGCGACGACGCCGCGATCGTCACGGCCTGCGTGGTCAAGCGTTACTCGATCGACCCACGCGTCGCAATCGCGGTCTACGCGTTCGAACGCAACCCGGACGCGCGGGCGACCGATGTCGATCCACTCCGATTGATCGAGCAAGCCGAAGGGAGTTTTGCCCCATGAGCGACGGTGTTTTCGCCTCGGTGCCTTGCGCGCTCGCAATCGCGTATCGCATGCTGGCCTACCAGAAGTCGCCAGAATCGGCGTGCGCGCGCATTCTGCGCGATCATATCCGCCGCTCGCGTGTGTGGGATCGAGATCGGCTATTGCCGAAGGTCGTTTTCTTCGAAGGCTTGACCAACGAGCAGGTACACGCCGAATGCGCGACCATCCGCGCCACGGTCGTTTCGCGCCTGCCCCAGCTCGAAGCGGCGACAATCCGCGCGCGCTACGGCCTTACCGAATTCGAAGACCTCGAAACGGGTTCGCGGCGCTTCGCGTTTAGCGCGGATCGCACGAACGCGATCAAGGTCTTGTCGGAGCGCATGCGCACTGAATTCGACATTCTCAGCGAGGGCGAATGTGACGTGCTCGTCGCGCGCATCTTCGCCAACGTCAAAGAGACGACGCCCATCACGCTACGCGCCATCGCCGAGCAGTTCGGCCGCTCGCATGTCCATTACCACAACTATTTCCACGCGATCGACGATCGGCTCTATCACCTCGAAATGCGCGCGCTCGACACATTGACCGACGTTTTCGCCGATCGTGGTTCATGCGGCGGCGAGCCGATCGTCGCCGCGCGCGAGCACTACGCGAGCGGGCAATGACGAGCCGGCTATTACGCGTCGTCGCCGTTCGCTTCGTGGCCGGCGCGGTTTGGGAGAACGAAGGCAGGCGTTGGCGGTGCGTGCGCGCTGCGCCCATCTTGAAATGGATGATCGGTTGCGACGCCGCGACGGCGCTTACGCGACTGCAACGCTATCGCTATGAATGGGAGTGGATTCGATGAAATGCGTTGTCTGCGGCGCGCACTCGCCCGAACCGTTCGGCACATTGCCGCTCGCGCACGGCTGGGATTGGTTCACGGGATACCTCGACGAAACGGCGCACTTTTGCCCGCGTCATGCGAATTCCGGCATGCGACATTTGTTACATGACTTGTCGCAACGAAAGCCCGACGAAGACGGCAAACGATGGTCGATGCAACAGGCCGCGCGACATATGCGAATCACCTTCACATGAGGTGAGCCATGAAAGACTGGATACGCACGACCGACAAGTTGCCGCCCGTTGTCACGCGCGGGCATTTGAGCGAATACATGCTCGTCACGGTCGCCGAACAATGCCGCTTCGTTGACATCGATCGATACGACCATCGAGCACACGAATGGGAAGCTCACGGCAAGCGCGCGACGCATTGGCAACCGTTACCGTCACCCGCACCCGTTTTACTCAGCGACTTGCCCAAGCACTAAGACGGATTGCGCGGCGGGTCCGGCCCGTCCATCCAGTGTGTAACAGTCGCGCCCTCGTACGACCCATGAATTTCCCACTCGCCGCGTGAATGGTCGAAACGATCGCCGGCCCAGAATCCGACGTCGTATCTACATTGAACCCAAACGATTACGTAGGGCGAGGTGTCGCCGGAGTGAACCGGCTGAGGCAGCGCCTCGGTAACATCGATCCATTCGCGGAGGCGGGTTGTCACTGCTCGGTCCATTCCCGGTTCATTGATACAGCTTCGCGTCTTCGGTTGTTGGCGCCATACGCATCTCTCTGATGCGCTTATTCGTTCACACCGTTTACATTTGTCAAAGCGGTGTGCGTCGTAGGATACCATTTCGCGACGGGCGAATTCCTATCCGCCGCGCAAGTTGGACCACACCACCGTGTCGCTGGGTTTGGGAGTACATATGACTAGAAAGGCAAAAAAATTACCCCCTCTTGAAAAGAATCTTCTCAAATATCGAGCATTCGAAATGTTGCTCGTGCTGTTCGAGGTAGAAGACTTGAAGCGCTTCGTTGTTGGGTCCATCAAGGGCACTGACACAATCCTTGGGAAGGAGGCGCGCTTGCCCGACAACACGCCCAAGCTCATGAAAAAGGCATGGCGTATCGTCAGTGATCTCGGCATTTTGACCGATGACGAGTGCGAAGACGTACAACGTTTTGTGGCGTATCGAGACACCATAGCCCATCGTATCCATGAAATGACCGCCGACGTTTCTGAATTTGCCCGGCGAGGCGGCAAACCCCCGTTCAAAGGCTACGACTACGAAGCTCTGAGGAAAATCAGGGCCTACAAGCGAAAAATCGAAAAAGGATTTCAAGAGCATTTCATCATGGAAATATCGCTGGACGCCTTGTACTTCGAGCCTGCCCAACTCGTGTTTGAGGACGAGTTGGCGTCTTTGCGCAAGCGGATTGATAAGCAGTGGGACGAGCGCGCCAAAGCCGTTCGCAAGAAAGATCGCAAGTAGTTCGACGCCGGATCGCCCTTGACTTTCATTAACAGCCGGCATATCAATATGCCAGATTCGAAAAGTCTGCCTCATAGCGAGCCCGCCAACTTCGCGGGCTTTTTTATTTTGAGCTCATCAGGAGAAGAAACCATGTCGATCCGATGCAAGATGGTTTTGTCGGCGGTCGTCGCACAGCAATGGGGCGGGGTAAAAGCGATTTTCAATTGCCAGTACGACGACAAAACTGAGGAAGACCGGCGCTTCCAGAGAGCGACGCCAACCGGCTTGGCTGAGTTCGCCATCGACAACCCGGCCGCTATCGAGCATCTCGTCATTGGCAAGGCGTACTACTTCGACATGACGCCAGCCGATTGAATGAATCATGCCCTCGCATCCGTTGCGCCCTTGCCGGCATCCTGGGTGCGGCGTGCTCGTGCGTGAAAAACACGGGCTTTGCTCGGCGCACCTCGCCGCCGTGCGTCGCGCGACGGATGATCGACGGGGCAATGCGAACGAACGCGGCTATACGTGGCGCTGGCGTAAAGCGCGCGAGCACTACCTGCGATTGCATCCGCTCTGCGAATGCGAAGAATGCCGGGCTGCGTCTCGCATAATGCCGGCGACGGTCGTCGATCACATCGTGCCGCACCGTGGCGACATGCGCCTTTTCTGGGATCAATCGAACTGGCAAGCGATGTCGAAGCCGTGTCACGACCGAAAGACGGCCCGCGAGAACGGGGGGTTCGGTAACTTCCCGGCCGGCAACCGCTCTAGCAAATAGCACACCATGTTCGCCGCCGCACCTAGCCGGGTTGCTTTCGAAAATCGGCCCGTGGACGGCTCGCCGTTGGCGACGCATCAAATCTCGTCCGAGCCGGCACGAGCCTCTCAGGCGGCCCGATTCGGGCCTCGCCGGGGCGTTTCCGGGCCGGCATGGGGGGCCGAATCCCTACGGGTTTGCCCGCCCCGACCGCGCGCAGGGTCGAATTTTTGCCGCCGCGAAAAACACGCCCCCCCTCGACGGCGTTTCACATGAAACGAGCCAAGTCGCCCGCGTGGCCCGCCGATCATGTTGAGCGGTGGCCCCTCGAAAGGCTCATGCCGTACGCGCGCAACTCGCGCACGCATAGCGCTGCGCAGATTGCCGAACTCGCGGCCTCGATGCGCGAATGGGGATGGACAAATCCCGTGCTGGTGGACGAAGACGGCACGATCATCGCCGGGCATGGGCGCGTGCTCGCGGCGACCGTGCTCGGATGGACCGAGGCGCCGGTAATGATCGCCCACGGGTGGACCGACGCGCAGAAACGCGCCTACCGGATCGCCGATAACAAGCTGGCCGAACATGCCGGATGGGAGCGCGAACTCTTGATGCTGGAAATCCGCGAGTTGCAGGCCGCCGATTTCGACGTGCATCTAACCGGCTTCACCGATGACGAGCTACGCGCGCTCGCGATCGACGAGACGCCGGAGAATATCGAAGACGTGTCGCCGGAGTTGCCGGGCGCGCATGCGTTGAAAGACGACATGGCGTTCGAAAGCGCGTTGCCGTGGAACATACCGGAGCTACGCCCCGACATGCTCGGCGACATACCGGCGCGGCTCGACTCGTGGGCCGGGCGCGACGCGACGCCCGACGACGGCCAATCGTTTTGGTTGTGGCAATGGCGTAGCGACTCGCTTCGCGGCGTGCCTCACGACCGGCTCATGATCGGCTTCTACACGGACGACGCCCGTTTCGAGTGCCTATGGGAGCGGCCTAGCGAGTATGTCTCGCGCATGCTGAACCTTGGGTGCCGCATCGCCCTGTCGCCGAACTATTCCCTGTGGGCGAATCAGGCTCTAGCCGTGCAACTGTGGAACACGTACCGCAGTCGGTGGATAGGTCGCTACTGCCAGGAAGCGGGGATGGCTGTCATCCCTGACGTCAATTGGTCGTCGGCCGCAAGTTACGACTTCTGTTTTCTCGGCATCCCGACCGGGGCGCCGGCCATATCGGTGCAATTGCAAACGCTCAACGAGCCGGCGGAAATCGACGCGGCGCGGCGCGGCCTTGCGCTCGCGCTCGACCGGTTGAAACCGCAACGCGTGTTGGTGTACGGCTTCACGTCGGCCCGTCAAATCGTCGAATCGCTCGGCATTGCCGATCGAACCGTGTTCGTAGAGAACCGCGTCGCCAAGCGGCGGCGAGTTATGGAGGATTCAAACCATGTCACGCAATGAAATCACGGGCGCGCTCGTCGATGAACTGTACGGGTGCGGCGGCGGCGGCGGCGCGACCAGCTCGAAGAAAGGCGGCACGGGCAAATTCGCCAAATTCGACAAGCGCGGCAACCGGATCATGAACGGCGGGCGCGGCGCGGCGCCGAAAAAGAGCGCGGCGGCAGCGAAGAAAACCGCCTCGCGATCGAGCGCGCCGGCCAAAAAGGCGGCGGCGAAGAAGGCGACGCGGCGGCGCTAACGCACGAGACGCAGGACGCGCCAATGTTGCCGCTGATACTCGCAAAGCGCGATCGGTCGATCGTAGTTCGGATCGTGTACGACGCCGCTTTCGAGCGCGACCCAATGGCCGAAACGCCAGGACGGCCGGCCGATGATCGCGGCGCACGCGGCGCGCGGCAGTCTTGCGCATGCCAAAACCGGATGCCGGCCGCATCGCGCTTGCGCCCAATGTCGGCCGGTCAACTCGTCAAGCATCGCGACGACCTCGCGCACATAAAGGCCGTGCTCGGTTGCGGCCGGAAAGGCGCGCGTTACGTCGCGATAGCGACAACCGGCGAGCATCGCGACGACCGCGACGCCGCAATCCGTTTCGTGAAACTGTCGAACATGGCGCATGCAAGCGAGGTTAGGAAATGCGAGGCAGAAAGCCAACGCCCACGGCGCTAAAACTTGTCCGGGGCAATCCGGGTAAGCGCCCGGTCAACGACGCCGAACCGACGCCGCCGGCCTCGCCCGATCTCGAATGCCCCGATTGGTTATCGGCCCCGGCGCGCGAACACTGGCCGGCAATCGCAGAGCAATTGCGCGCGGCCGGCCTGCTCTCTGACATCGACCATGCGGCCCTGGGTCTGTATTGCGAGGCGTTCGCGCGGTGGAAAGACGCCAACGAAAAGGTCGTGAAGCTCGGCGCAGTCGTCAAGAGCGCGCACGGCTACCCGATACCCTCGCCGTATCTACAGGTCGCGAATCAGGCGTATGCGCAACTTACGCGCATGCTCGCCGAGTTCGGCATGACGCCATCGAGCCGGTCGCGCGTGAGTGCGAAGAAGCCCGACCCAGCGGCGCAATACGCGAAATTCGTTCGGAAAGGGTGAGTTTGCGAAATTGCGAAATTTCGCAAGTTGCCTATGCGTCATCCGCACGTAACGGCCGCGAACTACTACGCGCGGGCCGTCATCGGCGGCGGGGTTCCCGCCTGCAAATGGGTGCAACGCGCTTGCGCGCGCCATTTGGACGACTTGAAAGCGGCGCGCGCGAAGGATTCGCCCTACTACTTCGACCAGGACGCAGCCGAGCGGGCGTGCGAGTTCATCGAACTGTTGCCGCACACGAAAGGCAAGTGGGCCAAGCGCGGCGAACTGATCCACCTAGAGGCGTGGGAGTGTTTCATCCTCGCTTGCGTGTTCGGGTGGAAACGCCGAAAGAACGGCATGCGGCGTTTTCGCGAGCTATACGCCGAGCTACCGCGTAAGAACGGCAAAAGCCAATTCGGCGCCGGCATCGGGCTTTACATGCTCATTGCCGACGACGAAGCCGGCGCCGAAGTGTATAGCGGCGCGACGACCGAAAAGCAGGCGTGGGAAGTGTTCGGGCCGGCGCGGCAGATGATCGAGCGCACGCCGGGCCTACGCATGGCGGCCGGCATCGAGGTATGGGCCAAGTCGCTCGCCCGGCCGCTCGACGGCTCGAAAATGGAGCCAATCATCGGCAAGCCCGGCGACGGCTCTAGCCCGTCATGCGCGCTCATCGATGAGTTTCACGAGCACGACACGCCCGACATGCTCGACACGATGCAAACCGGCATGGGCGCCCGCGAGCAGCCGCTTATCGTCATCATTACGACGGCCGGCTACAACCTCGCGGGGCCGTGCTACGACAAGCATCTCGAAGTAACAAAAATGCTCGACGGGCTTGTCGAAAACGACGACCTGTTCGGGATCATCTACACGATCGACGAAGGCGACGATTGGGCCGACCCGCGCGTGCTCGTGAAGGCGAACCCGAATTTCGGCGTCTCGGTTGACGGCGACTTTCTCGCCGCGCAGCAACGAAGCGCGATGCTCAACCCGATCGAGCAAAACAGGTTCAAAACAAAGCATTTGAACGTGTGGTGCTCGGCGCGCAACGCGTGGATGAACATGCAGCAGTGGGCCATGTGTGCCGAACAGGGCCTATCGATCGACGAATTCGCCGGCCAAGAGTGTTGGGTGATTCTCGACCTCGCGAGCAAGAACGACATTTGCGCCTGTGTGCAGCTATTCAAGCGCGAAATGAACGGGCAAGACCACTATTACACCTTCGGACGGTACTACCTGCCCGAAGACGCGATAGAGGAAAACAAGACGAATCAGGCCGTCTATCGTAAGTGGGTCATTCAGGGCCATTTGCGCGCCACGGAAGGCGCCGAAATCGACTTCGACATCATCCGCGAGGACGTGCGCGCTGATTCCTCGCGCTTTCGCGTGGCCGAAGTCGTCTATGACCCGTGGCGCGCGACGCAACTGGCTCACCAACTCGCGAAAGACGGCGCGACGGTCGTCGAATACCGGCAAACGGTGCAAAACATGAGTGCGCCCATGAAAGAAGTCATGGCGGCAGTGAAATCGAGTCGCTTTCACCACGACGGAAACCCCGTGCTGGCTTGGATGATGAGCAACGTCGTCGCGAAAGAAGACGCGAAGGAAAACATTTACCCCCGAAAGGACAAACCGGAGCAAAAGATCGATGGGCCGGTCGCGATCATCATGGGCGTGGGCCGCGCGATGGCTAATGCCGAACTGTTCCCGACGATGCCCGACAACTATTCGTTGACAGTGATATGAGTCCGACTGCTTGGAATCTCGCGCTGCTCGTCGGCGTTGGCATGATCGGCGCCGGTATCGATATGGCGTACGGCGTGCCGCATGCGTTGGTCGTCGTCGGCGCCCTGATTCTCGTGCTCAACGTCGTTACCGCCTTTATGGCGATTAGGGGCCGCTGATGTTTTTGCGTATTCGAGCCGATTCCGACGATACCGGCGACCGCTCGGCTTGGGGCGACTTTTGGTTTACGCCGGTCCCGTTCAAAGGCACGGCCGGGTCAGTCACGTCCGACGCGGCGATGCGCCTGACGGCCGTCTATTCGTGCGTGCGCGTGCTCGCCGAGTCGGTTTCGATGCTTCCCTTCGTGCTCTACACGGAAACCGATGACGGCACGAAGAAGCCGAACAAAAAACATTGGCTCTACAAGTTGCTTGCGGTGCGGCCGAATGATTTTCAGAACCCGCTAGAGTTCCGCGAAATGATGCAAGGGCACGTCTCGTTGCGAGGCAACGCCTACGCGCAGATCGTGAGCAACGGCGCGGGCATCGTCACCGACCTTATCCCGTTGCATCCCGATCGCGTCACGGTCGAACCGCTGACGGACACGAATTGGCGCTATCGCGTGCGCAACATGGATCAAACCGTGACGACGTTCAATCGCGGCTCGATATTCCACCTACGCGGCCTCTCGGGCGATGGGATCATGGGCTACAACCCGATACAGGCGGCGCGCGAAGCGGTCGCGACGGGCCTTGCGGCGCAGAACTACGGCATGCGGTATTTCGAAAACGACGCCACGCCCGGCGGATGGATCGAATACCCCGGCCAATTCAAAGACGACGACCAAAAGCGCCGGTTTCGCGACCAATTCCAGGCCACGCAGACCGGCCGGCATCGTCACAAAACGGCCGTTCTCGAGCTGGGGATGAAGTACCACCAAATTTCGATCACGAATCAGGATGCGCAATATCTCGAAACGCGCAAATTTAGCGTCTCCGAGATTGCGCGCCTGTTCCGCATCCCGCCGCACTTGATTGGCGACCTCGACAAAGCGACCTTCTCGAACATCGAGCAACAATCGATCGAGTTCGTCAATTTCACGCTCATGCCGTGGCTTGTGCGCTGGGAGGAAGCGATTCGATACACCTTCCTCGACCCGGAAGACGAGTTGAACGTCGAATTTCAGACTAAGGCCCTGCTGCGCGGCGACGCCGCGGCGCGCGCCATGTATTACCACAACGGCATTCTTGACGGCTGGATGGTGCGCAACGAAGCGCGCATCTCCGAGGGGCTTAACCCGCTCGACGGCCTCGATGAGCCGCTACGGCCGCTCAACATGGTTGAGGAAAACGAGGCGGAAGAAGAACCCGAGCCCGGCGCCATCCCGGCCGCGCCTCCTGCGCCGTTGCCGGGCCAGAAGGAACCCGCGCCCCCCGAACCGCCTAAGCCCGGCAAGGGCGCCACGCCGGCCGGCGAGGCGGGCGATATGCGCGGCGACATGCGTTTCTTTGCCATCGCGTCGGCCGTCGCCGAGCGCATCGCGCGCAAAGAGACGGCGATGGTGCAGGCCGCGCTGCGTTGCCCGGATCGGGACGCCGCATTGATCGAGGCGTACGAAAAGCATGTGTCCTACGTCGGGCAATCGCTCGACGTGCCGCGCGACGAAGCGCTCGCCTATTGCACGCAACGGCTCGAATTCATTCAGACGCAAGGCCCGTCGCTCGATGCACAACTCTTTGAAGACAGCGCAAAGATGCGCTTGACTCAACTCGCGTTAGAAGGTGCTCTATGAAACACGCCCTGTTGATTTGCGAATTCCTCTCGACGCCGTGGGCCATCCTGCCCGAACGCCTTTCGGCCATGTGCTCAGTCATCGCGCGCGTTGTCGCCCAGCGCGAGGCGTCGCCCGAAGTCATGGCGCAGGTACGCGCCGACGCGCAGGAAATCGAAGCGCGCCGGGGCGAGGCGGCGAGCGCGGCCGGCAACGGCGGCGGCATCGCCGTATTGCCGTTCTACGGCACGAGCGTTCAACGCACGAACCCCATGCAGGAAGTAAGCGGCTCGGGCCTCATGAGCGTTCAACGCTTCACGCAAACGCTACGCGCCGCGCTCGCCGATGATTCGGTCGGCGGCATCCTGCTCGACATCGATTCGCCTGGGGGCAGCGTGTACGGCGTTATGGAGTTAGCCAATGAAATCTATCAGGCCAGAAGTCAGAAACCCATTTTTGCTATTGCCAACTCTCTTGCGGCAAGCGCGGCCTATTGGATCGCCAGCAGTGCAAGCGAGTTTTACGTTACTCCCGGCGGCGAAGTCGGTTCGATCGGCGTCTTTGCTGCTCACCAAAACCTCGCCAAGGCACTTGAAAAGG